TTAAATCTAAAAAATAATGGCTCGTTTAGCTGAAGTAGAATACGAAAAGATATTCTCCCCTAAAACAATGACTAGTCTAAAAGGCAAGTCAGGGGAATCATTACGTTCAATGCTTGGTAACAAGTCATTAATGCAAACAATGATGCGTTCTCAAGAAATATTAGATGAAATTATTGATGCTGAAAAAGGATATCGTGATGAACTTGAATTAATAGCATCTCAAATGGTAACAGATGCTTATCCTATTATTGATTATGCTAATATCAAAATTGATGCTAAAATAGTAGGAATGGGCGATTTAAATATTCCTGAAGGAGATGAAACTGAATTAAGTGAAATACCAGTTGAAGCTGAAAAAGCAAAACGCCGCATCATTAATGGTATAACACAGGGTGCCTCAATTAGAGGTGCATTTGGATTTATGCTATTTAAAGAATATCTAGACGCTATCAACCCAGCATTAGTAGAAAAATATAACGAGATACTTAAATTAGCATTTGGTATATATGATGATGAAAATGCTATTGCAATGATGCTTGCTGCATTAGCTCAAGGTCAAAAAATGCAAGGTGGTGAAAGTGAGATGGAATATGATGAAGAAAATGATCAATTTGTTATTAAAGCTCGTGCTATTTGTTTCCCAATGCTTGTACATGAAATTGTAAAAGGATTGTATGAAATCGTTGGTACAGAAGGATTTGGTCCTGATAAAGAAAAAAATCAAGCTATTGTAGGCGCTGTAGATAAATTATCTAACGAACCAAATGATCTACGCTTTGGTAAATTCTTATATGATGCTATTAGTAAATTATACGTTGATAGTGATGTAGAAGATGCTCGTGTGCGCGAATTATTCTTTGCAGCATTATATAAACTTCCAGATGAAGAATTTTTCCCATTTGTAGAAAATGCTGTTAATAATGAATTAACATCATCTCAAAAACAATGGGCAATAGGTGAAATGAAAGATATTGAGCGTGATCTACGTAAAGATGATACCGGCTTAGAAGATTTGGACGAATAAAATATCTTTCATATCTTTAAAACAAAAACATATGGAAAAATTATCAGCTACAAAACGTCTTAGAACAGCAGATGGGACAATAGTTTATTATATGACTATTAACGGAGTAAATAAAATGCACAACTGGGATGGAGCTGCATATATTCCACAAGGAAATAAACGCAAAGCAGAATATCACATATTCGGAATCCAATACACTAAAGAACAATGGATGGATTTTCGAAAAGAATCTAATGGTGTCCCATTCTATAAGACAGCAGCGGGTAAAGCTGCAGGAGCTAGAGTATAAAATTAGAGGATCGTCAAGATCCTCTTCTTAATTTAAGGTTATGAGAGGAAGACCAAAAGAAATATCAATAGAACCATCACCACGTAAGTTTACTAAAGTATATGAAGATGAATATGCTGTAGAGACATGGACATATGACTTAGATAAACATCATGGTCCAATTAATGTTGATATTAAATACAAAACCGGTGCTGAAAAAGCAATTAAGCAACGTGCTAAAGATGCTAAACAAGAAAGGAAAACAGCACGTCAAATGAAAAAAATAAACGAACGAAATAAAAACAAATGAGAATAGGATTAACAGGTACAATGTCTGTAGGTAAAACAACATTGGCTAAAGCATTAGGTGAATTAGATATGTTTAAAGATTATCCAATTCAAACTGAACGTAGCAAATATTTGCGCGATTTAGGTGTAGCTTTAAATACTGACTCTACATTAAAAGGTCAATTAGTGTTTGCTGCTGAACGTAGTATTGAATTAATGCAACCTAATATTATTACTGATAGAACAGTATATGATGTATCAGCGTTTACACTCAGTGCTAAATCAATTGGTAATTATGAAAAGCGTCAATTTACTGAATTGTTAATGTCACTACGTGACGATTATGATGCTATTATTTATGTTTCGCCTGTAGGAGTTGATATAGAAGATAATGGAGTTCGTACAGTTGATCCAATTTATCGCAATAAAATTGATATTACTATTCAAAGTATGTTGAAAGAATATCCACCTAAAAAATTGATTAAAGTCATAGGCTCAACAGAGGAGCGCATAAACACTATTATTTCACAATTAAGTTAATATTTATGGACATCACAAACGAATCATTAAAATCAATGAAAGCAAAACAATTACGTAGACTTATTCGTGAAGCAATAGAAGAAGTACTAGCTGAAACTCAACCTGGCTCAGTAAAAGTAAAACCAGGAAATGTAGCTGCTATTAAAAAATATACTCAAATGGGTTTTGATGTTGAAGAAGATCCTACAGTGAAAGAAGGTGACTTAGAAGAAATGGCTCGCCTTGCTAAAGGATTTAGATTAGCTAATCCAAATTTTGATGCTTCTCAGTATACTAACAAGCGCGTAAGTGGTACATCATTGGCAGATGTTATAAATTTCTTCCGTGAAAACCCAGGAGCCGAAAAATCTCAATTACAAGCCCAATTTAATTTTGTTCGCCCACAAATAGCAAATGCTGTTGTAAATGCATTACTTGATGCAGGAGTATTAGTTAAATTAGGTGCAGGAGGTGAAGTTGAAGCTACACCAGAACCAGGTGAAGAACAACCAGAAACAATTGATGGTCCTGAAGCATTCTTAATTGGTGGTGGTGATCCATTAGCGGGTATGTTTGATGGTGAACCAAATGCTGATGGTTCTGAAGATTTCAATGCTGAAGAAGAACCAACAGCTGGTGACATTGAACCAGGCACCCCAGCTGCAACAGGTGGTATGTCTGATGAAGATTACGAAGCATTTATGAAATATAGTGATTTAAATAATCGTTTAGCTTCTACTAAATCTAATTTATTAAAAATAAGACGTAAAAAAGGTGGAACAGCAGGCGATATTAGCGATGTACCATCAACAGAAGAACAACGCTTACGCGATCTTAAAAAATCATTGGAAGATAGAATTAATACTTTAGTAGCTGGATCTACATATTTGCAAAAGAAAGTAGAAAAAGAAACAGGTAAAACATATGAACCAATTGAAGTTGAACCTGAAGAGGAAGAAGATACAATAGATGAAGCTTTTGATGCTGAATATACAAAACGCAAATTACAATTCTATGCTGGAATTATTAAATAAGTATAAAAAACAAATAGCCTACGTTATTGTAGGCTTGTTTTTACTATATGGTATCATATGGATTACTACTCGTAAACCACAAATGCCTGCTGAATATAAAGCAGCTATTGATTCATTAAACAAAGCAAATGCTATTTTAGCTGCTGAACAAAAGAAATTAGATAGTACTATAACAACATATGAAACTAAAGTTGATGAAGTTGATATTCAGATAGATAATATTAAAGAAAAAACTACTATTGTTAAAGAATATCATCATGAAGTGATACAGCAAGTAAATCATTATGACGCAACACAAGTAGATTCATTTTTTAAATCAAGATATAATTACTAATGAAATATATTTTAACTTTACTGTTGTGTCTACCATTAATAGCTAAATCACAAGATACAATTAAGATACCAACTCCAATAGCGCGTCAAATCGCTAAAGATTTAACTATATGTGATAGTGTTAAAGTAGTACATGATTTAACTAAAGAACAACTTACATTAACTGAAAGTAAGGTTGAATTAAAGGATAGCATCATTGTTTCATTTAGAGAAAAATGCTTAATGTATGATGCAATGATGGCTAATGAAAAAAAGAAATTTGAAGTACAAGGCCAATGGGTTGAAGATTTACGTAAAATGAATAAACAACTCAAATCAAAATTATTATATACTAAAATAACATTAAGTGCAGGTATTGGTTTTTTAGCGTATCTGTTACTGAGATAATCGTCCTGCTACCCTAGGACTGCCTATCTAGACCATAGGTGCATGCTCTAACCCCGTAAGGTTAGAGCTTTTTTGTATATTTATATATATGAGCCAACAAGCCGATATTAAAGAAATAATAAAACAAGAATATATAAAGTGCGCTACGGATCCCGTACACTTCTTTCGCAAATATTGTTATATTACCCATCCTACTAAAGGTAGAATATTATTTCATCTATACCCATTCCAGGAAAAAGTATTAAATGATTTTAGAGATAATCGTTTCTCTATCATAAATAAATCACGCCAGTTAGGTATATCTACTCTTGTTGCTGGTTATTCTTTATGGACAATGCTGTTTAATAAAGATAAAACAGTACTTTGTTTAGCAACAAAACAAGAAACCGCAAAAGGTATGGTGGAAAAGGTACAGTTTATGTATAATAACTTACCTACTTGGTTACGTGGTAGTAAACCAATATCGGATAATAAATTATCACTCAAATTAGCAAATAACTCTCAAATTGTAGCCACATCAGCTGCCTCAGATGCAGGTCGATCTTACGCAGTATCTTTATTGCTGATAGATGAGGCTGCGTTTATTGAAGGTATTGATAAAATATACACGAGTATTAAACCAACAATTGCTACAGGTGGAGGAATTATTGCA